TGATCCGCGAAAAAGGGGCCTCGATCTCCTCTTGCGGGGGCAAAGCGCCCTCGGCGTATCCTCTTCGCGTCGCGCTAACGCAAGCTGAGACGCTCTTGATCTCGCGAGGAGGGCAACGACTCCAACCGAGCGACGCGAGCGATCTCATGTGTATTCTCGCGGACTGTGTGCTCGCGGGAGGTGTGCGACGTTCCGCGCTCCTCTGTATGTTTAGCGTAGACACTGCTGACCCTGAGATGATGCGATACAAAGCGCGCCCTAAATGGTGGGAGTCACACCCATATCGAGCGCGCGCTAATATCTCGGCGGTCGTCCTTAGAGATGACCCTGAAGCAGAGGAGAAATTTAACCGCGTATTCGAGTCAACGCGCAATTATGGAGAGCCTGCGGTCATTTGGGTCGATAGTACCGAGGTAGCATATAATCCCTGTGTTGAGATCGGCATGTGTCCGACGCTGATCCGTGATCCACGAGGGAAAACCGTAGAAAACTACTCTCGAGAGCTCCTCAATCCCCACATGCGCGAGCAGTGGATCGATGAGGGGTATACGTTCGAGACGGCGTTTCAATTCTGCAACCTCTGCGAGATCAACGCGAGCGCATGGGAGACGCTCGGCGACGCGATGGAGTCGGTCATGTACGCGACGATTCTCGGGTGCATTCAAGCCAGCTATACGGGGACTGATGACGATTATCTGAGCGACACCGCGACGCGCGCGATCCTTGAGCGTGAATCGCTGTTAGGCGTATCACTCACGGGGCTCGCGAATGCCCCTGATTTCGCGCGCTCTGCTGAGGTGCTCAGCGCGCTCTCAGAGACGGCGCGCCTTGTGGCGTCCCAATATTGGCGCAAATGTGGCCTTAAATCAGAGCCCGCGCGGGTGACGTGTGTAAAACCGAGCGGGAATGCTGGTGTAAATTTAGGATGCTCGAGCGGGGTCCACCCTGAGCACGCCTCGCGCTATATCCGGCGCGTACAGGTCCCCCGAAATTCGCCGATTGTGCAGGCGTTCGCAGAACGCAACCCGCACGCGGTCGAGGAGTGTGTGTGGAGCGCGGGGGATGATGTGACGCTAGCGTTTGCAATCGAGGCACCCTCATCCCTCACTCGAGAGCAACAGAGCGCGCGGGAATTCCTCGAGCTCGTCAAGCTCGTTCAAACGCACTGGGTGAGGGGGGGCACGATTCGCGCGGAGAGTGTCGAGGGCCTCACCCACAACGTCTCAAACACATGCACAGTGCGCGCAGATGAGTGGGATGAGGTCGCCCGTCTACTCGTCGCAGGTCGCGAGTATTACGGGGGGGTGTCATGTCTCGGCGCGTCGGGTGACTACGATTATCCTCAGCCCCCGCTACGCGCGATTTTTGAGGATACTGAGATCGAGGAGGATGACCCTCACGCGACCGCGAAACGCGAAGCGCGCGCATACTGGGAGCGCTTGCGAGCGGAGTATCAGGCGATAGACTATCAAGCGATCATTGAGGAGGAGGATAACACCGAGTTGATGCGCGAGGGTGCGTGTTTTGGTGGAGTCTGCGAGTTATAGCGCGTCTAACGTCGCTCTAATATGAGAGGCGCGACGTAAAACGCGCTCAGCATACGCGCGAGCTCGTCGACCCTGCCCCGCGTAGCCTGTGAGCGCGCATCGCGTTTTATTTTCGCATTTTTCGAGGTAATACGTGAGCGCTTGCAAGCCTGCCTCTATCGAATTACACGCCCCCTCTCGAGGACACCAATACTCAGGGAGAATTTGCAGAGGTCCGACTGCGCCAGCGCTGGATATCCGATCTTGAAATCGAGTCTCTTCACTGGCGACCGCGACTACGAGCACCGGATCGAGATCAGGATACTGCTCGACACGCTCGACGATCTCTTCACATGAGAGGATCGCGCGATTAAATGCGTCGCCGTGGCGGGGGTGCATAGGTGAATAGATAGCGAGTACAGCGATCAGGCAAATCATGAGAGTCTCCGTTTATTTGTGTTAATATGGGGGGTAATATGGGGGTGAGTAACACACTGAGAGGGCCAATTCAATGACGTATATTTTACCCGCGACAGCGGTGGAGCGACGCGCACTCGCTCAACACTCTCCCGTGTTTTTTGATACATATTACTGCGGTATGCGCTACGCGACACACCGCTCAAAATGGTTTGAGCAGTTCGATCGCACATGGAAGAGCGCACAAGAGCAGGGGGATAAGGGGCGTCAACTCGTCCTCGCCCCCCGTGACCACGGCAAAACTGAGAGCGCGATCACTTACGCAGTGCGCGCGATCTGCTTAAATCGCGACGTGCGGATTCTGTGGATTTGTGAGTCGAGCTCGCAAGCTGAGAAGCGTATGAGACGCGTTCGCGCGCTCTTACGTAGCGAGAAAATCGTAGCCGACTGGGGAAGTGACCCCGATGTAGGATGTACGCCGTTTGAGGACGAGGATGCGCCGTGGACCCAAACTCAAATCTATGTTCCCCGCTCTATCGAGAGCGTAGACCCCACAATCACCGCGATCGGCTCAGGGGGCGCGGTGACGGGCGCGCACTTTGACCTCATACTAGCGGATGACCTCGAGAGTGATATCAGCTGTCACACCGCGAGCCAGCGCGCAAAAACTAAACGATGGTTTCGCGCGACGGTGCTCCCTATGCTGAGCAGAGGGGGACTGATCACCGTAATCGGCACGCGTAAGCATTTCGACGACCTCTATGGAGATATGATCAATGATCCCTCGTGGTCCCTCATTGAAGATCCCGCGATTCAGAAAATGCCTGAATCGTACTCGTATCAAACAGAGACGCGCGACGGTCGTGAAGTAATCTGTGGGGTCAATGTGGAAGGGGAAACGCGCGTGCTATGGCCCGAAGAACGCCCCATCGAGTATTTATTGAGAGAGCGTCGATCGATGGGCGCGCAGTTATTTAGTCGCGAGTTTCAACACGCTGTACAAGATGACTCTGCGAGCGCGTTTAAATACGAATGGCTAAGGGACGCACAAGAGCGCGGTAAATCGTTATCGATGTACTCGTTCCCACCGGTCGAACGTCTCGAGATCGTGCAGGGGTGGGATTTTTCACTCGTTCAAAACGTCGCCCAAGCTGAGGCGCGCGACACAGATTTTACAGTAGGGACCACATGGGCGCGTGATCTCGACACAGGGGATCATTATCTGCTGGGGTTATTTCGCAAGCGGGGCCTCACCCCCGCACAGCTCAGAGAGGCCGTGATCCGCGAGTTTGATCGATTCGGGGGGCGCGTCTCTCAAATAGCCGTCGAGCGCAACGCGTTCGGAGAAATGCACTATGTAGGGCTCAAAACCTCGACTGATCTCCCCATTGTACCGCACTTAACCACGGGAGCAAAAAAAGCCGATCCGTGGTCGGGCGTCGCGTCGCTCTCCGTACTGTTTGAAAATCAAAAGGTGATTTTACCGAGTCAGCATGAGCGCGACCGTCGAGCGATTGAACCTCTCATCTCGGAGCTTTGGGGACTCGGACGCGAAAAACACGATGATACTGTACTTTCACTGTGGATCGCTCACTCAGTCCTGCGCCGAGATCGATTCGCGCATCGATACGTCGACACGCGAGGCGTGATGATTGACGAGCGAGGAGACGAGCACCACGAGGACGAGCGCGACGCAGGGCTCGCGCAGTGGTGGCGCGATGTCGTGAGTCACGACGTGCATTAATATATATGATATACTCTCACACATAGGAGGCGACACAATGAGCGCATATAAAACGATTTCTCTCGAGCGCACTGGCGACGGATCAGTGACGTTTGATCGCGTGAATACGCGGTGGTCAATGGATAGCTATCCCGCAAACGCGCAGGTCAGCGTGAACGGGCTCCCTGTTGCGGGGCGCTTCAATGTGGACCTCATGCCTGCGGGTCACGAATCATTTAAGCGTCATATTACGGACGCTACACCCGATGATCTCGTAATGCTGAGCGGTAAAGAGGCCCCTATTTTCCAACAAATCCGAGTCACCGCATCGAACTCCGGCGGGGCCGATCTCATCGTACATCTAACTCTATGGGAGCGAGGCATTTAATGAGCGTCATCTATACACAGGGAGGAGCGTCTACAATCGCAGACGCGACAACGACAACCGCGGGAAAGGTTCGTCTCGCGACGATCGCAGAGGCGGGAGGGGTTAGCGAGCTTATCGCGGTGACTCCTGCGGGTTTGCAGGCAGAAATCGCGGGGCTGACTGGTGGGCTGACATATCGCGGTCTAATTGATGTCTCCGCATTCGCGACCACCCTCGTAAACGCGTCTCAGGGCGACTATTATAAGATCGACACGGGAGGGACTGCGGGAGATGGGCGGGTATACGACTCAGGTGATGCAATCGTAATTAACGCCGATATGGGGGGCGTGTATGCGGACGCTAAACTCGATAAAATCGACAACGTAGACCCTACGACGAGCGACGAAATCACGGGCAATCATAACGCGACATCATACGCAGGCACGTCGACGGATAGCGTCACGACCCACCTCGACGGCATCGATTCAGCGCTAGGGCTGAGAGCTCCGATCGCATCACCTGCGCTCACGGGTACGCCGACCGCGCCGACCGCGACCGCTGGAGATAGCTCTCTACAGATTGCCTCGACTGCATTTGTTGCGGGTGAGCTCTCAACTCTCGCGAGCACCGATCTAACAGACTCCGCCGACCTCGCGCGACTCGCATCACCTGCGCTCACGGGTACGCCTAC